TCCGTTTGCTGCATTGCGGGCAACCCATAACGGAACCGAGGCCAATTCGGTACTAAAGGTATCGTAAAGGTCAAGCCCGCTGCATCCTGTTTTTGCCTTTATTTTTAATATTGGCAAATCAGATCCGGTAGTTTCTGACAAAGCAATGTCCTGCAAGCCGCTTAAGGTGGCAAGGTCTGCAAGGCTCATCTGAACAAAACCGATAAAATCATTTAAATAAATTGGCTTGAAAGCAATCTGCAATACATAAGCAGTTACATTTGTACCATCGTTTAATTTTAACGGGTTTTGATAAAACAAGTCAAGTGGAATACCTTTCAGGGTTGTTCCTGACTTCCACCCTACTAATAGGCCGTTTGCATCAAATAATAAAACAGATCTGTTTGACCCGTTAAATTTGCGCAGTGACTTACTCAGGCATAAACCGCCCTGAATGAATTGGAAGGACAGGTTGTAAAGCCCTTCACGAGTTACGGCAATACCACCATATCCTAAAGTTTGAATTGTAGGTGCTTCCGAATTATCGGTTAAGGCTTCAAAGGTTCCCAAAGGGTACACCCTGTCGGCTGCTACTGCCGAAATGTCTGCCTGAATCGCTGCCAGCAACGTAGCGGCTGATTCTGTCTCGGCTGCGGAATAGGCACGGTCGGAAGGTACTAAAATACCCCCAACTATGTTTTTAAGGTCAAGAAAGCAATCCCCGAACCCTGTATTTCCGCCTGCGATAAGGCAATCTTTTTGATTTAATATACTCATTTTCTTAGCAATTTATCAAGTTAATTTTTAGTTTCAAATCTCTTATTTCCATACAATCTAACCAATCGTTAAAAACATTTCCCTCAGATCCGTAAAGTCCTTCACGACCCCAGTAGAGCCGGTCTATTTTGGTGTGCACTAAAGTATGAATTCCATAATTCAGGAACTTACCGGATAAACTAATCTGCTTTAAGAACTCTAAATAAATCGGATACAAAATAGGCTTAAAGTTTTTTACATACCTTTCGCCAGCCTTGTAATCCGGCCTTGTCGAGTTCACAATCACAAGATGCAGGGTTGCTTCATTGTCAATTCCAATCTGTAGATTATGAGCCTCTGGAAAATCTTGAAACAATGCGATTAACGGATATTTCCGAAACTGATAAGTTTCTGATTTATCTTTTTGCATCAGCGTTTCAATAATCTCTTTCGGGTGCCCGTGCTGATAATGAACTGCCGTAATGGCAGGATCAATCACCTGTAATTGTGCCAATAAAGCAGTAGAAACTTTCGTAACCACGTCTTCAATCAATTCAACTACATAGACAGGTATCATATTCCTAAATTGTTTTTACGGTGAAATATTTCAGGCCAATAATCACATTCTTCATAATTACCCCAGAACTCGTAATCAGGTGACCATCCAAAATAAAACCACCTATTTTGTGAATAAGGCTTCCATTCTGGGTACACACTTTTGTTCTGGTCTAGGTAATGGATAAATGCTTTCTGCCAATTTACCATTTCATTCCATGCTCTGACAATCTTAGGAAGGGCAGACACTATAACTGCATTCTCTGCTGTTGGTCTGACTTGACCTATTCCCGTGGGTTGCTCGATCTCTTTTTGAAGGTATTTAGTATAAATAAAGTTTGCTATCACGCTTTCTTTGAGATTGTTTTCAAATCCCATCCATTCGTAATCTCTCCCATTTGCTTCATACACAACACCTTCCAAAAGATCAATCCACCTTTGCTCCGCTCCTGAAATAGGATCTATGCCCGCAATAAATGCAGTATATAGTGAGAGCCCCATAAGTTGCTTCAAGTAAACCGGCTCATACTTATTAATAAGTAATTGCAAGTCCTCTCTGACTTCAAGTTGGCTTTTTTGCGCGATCGTTATCTCGCCACGGAAATAGGTATAGTCAATAATCATTACTCTTCCTTAAGCTCTTTTTGTTTCTGTTTTAAAAACGCTTCTTTTGCTTTAGCAACAGCACCTTTTTCGTCAAAGATTTTTGAATCAAACTTAGCACCTAAAGACTTCAATTTCTCGACTGTCTTGTGATGAATTGCGTACTCTGAACCTTTACTGTAAAGTGGCGTAGTTCTGCCTTTAATATTGTAATCTTCTTTGAAGGTTACAACCCGGGTGTTGTCTAAACGATTGCTCATATTGTATTATTTAATTGTTGGTTACGAAATCGGAGCAGCGATAGCAGCTTTGATATTTACCCATGTATCGTACAGAACGGAGTTCTCACGATTCGAAGGGATGTAAGACAAGAATCGCTGATAACCTCTAAACGAGGTGCGATCATATCTAAAATCTGCTTCGTTTAATCCACGCTCAAACACCATAGCTCCGTAGGCTTTAATCTTAAATCCAAGATCACGACCAATTACCAATACATGAGTTGATGCGATGTCCTCGTAATCTACCCATTCGATCCTAACACCTGATATAAACAGTCTACCTAAGCGGTCTGTGTATACCATGTTCTGATTTTGGTAACGCTCGTTCAGATCCTTTAGGATGTGAATCATATACCATACATCAGATGAAACAAAGGCCATTCCAGCCTCTTCACGATTGTAAGCCATAAGGGCAAAGACCGCAACTAAATCATCTATGTAGTTTGGATTTTCAACCGTGTTATCAAAGGCCGGTGTAGGGCTGAACTGAATCGCATTGGTTTTAAGGCCAAGCGGTGCTTCGGAATTAACAGCAGGGTTGTTGTTCAAAAGTCCATCGTTGATACCTTCACGCATTTGCTCGTCAAAATCCTCACGAATCCAATTCTGCATCGAAGGCACGTCCTGCAATAACTCATCTTGAATGGTTCCAAAGATCGCTATTTTTTTAGCATCAACCTTGCCTGTAGATAATCTAAATGAACGCTTAGGCTTAATTTGACCGGAAAGAATCCAATCTGCTGAACCTGGATCACCTGAAATGCTTGCGCTGTTTCCAATTTCTTCTTTTTGAAGATAGATCAGCGTAGGAACCGAAATAGTTTGAATCTCGAAATAATCAAGAATCATATTCCGCTTATGGCGAATCTTGTAAAGTTCGGGATCAATAAAGCGTCCTGTAAAGGCTGTCATATCCGTACCAACAGCACCCTCGAAAGTTTGAGGATAACCGAAATCTTCGGCAGCCTTAACTTCGATTGAAGCAGTTTCACGGGTTTTTACACCGTCAACAAAGGTTTTATTAATAAAATCCTCAATTGACTTAACAGTAACAAACTCACCTTTCTTTTTACCCTTGCCTGTGTTTTCCTCTTTCCCGGCATTGTCTTTCTCTTGCAATTCAGCAATTTGAAGCAAAATTGTAGAGTTTTGACTATTGATGCTCTCCATTTTGGCCAGAACTTCTTTGTCTGTCATAGTTTTCAAGCCTTCTTTAAGGGTTGCAAGATCAGCCGTAACCGAATCAAAGTCCGATTGTTTTGCACTTTCACCAAGCATGGCTTTAAACTGCTCGATTTGTTCTGCAATTTCTGCAATTGCTTTTAACTCTGGGGTTAAGCCATCGCCACCCTCAGTACCGTTTCCTTTGTCGCGGTTCATTCGGTAACTAAACGGCAACATTGTTGCCATAGCTAATCCAAGACCGGATTTTAGATACACTGTGTCCGCAACAAAGGCAATTAAAGCCAATACGAACAGCCAAATAAAATTTGTTTTTTTCATGATTTTAAATTTTAGTTTTTAATTCTTTTAACGCTTGTAATAGGCGAGTGTCAGCTTTTGACGGCTCTTTTATAGGTGCTTCAACAGCGGCCTTTTTATCTTCTGAGGATGAATAGTTGCCCGTGTGCTCGTTTGCTCCAAACAAAACACAACTGTTTTCTAATATCCGTATTTCGGTTAATGCCCAAAAAAACTTATAGGTATTAACAACATCTTTATTAATAACGTCCGGAAAATATTTATCCCAGTTCTTTTTATATGCCTCATCTTCATCCAATGTGCTATCAATGCAAAGCTTCATTTGAACGATGTAATACCCGATCGAGTGTTGCTTGATCTGATTATCTTTGTAAAGCAGGAAGGTTTTTTTATCGTAATCCTTCGGCACAATTGAGCGCATCATTAAAGCTTGAGCCTTTTTAATATCGCTTTCTATGCCGAAATACAACAGATCAAACATTTTTGCATAAAGTTCTGGATCTTTCCCGACAATATCATCGGTGCTGTAATCGTGGTTTTTTAAATGGTAAACAATTGATTTATCCTGGATACACTTTTTCCAGCAATCTTTAACACATACATCAATGTAGCTGTCTGCCCAGCCCGATAGGTTTGCAATATTATTAACCTCGATCTCGTCCTCGAGCATCGGTGAACCGTCTTCCTTGATTGTCTGCCTTTGATTAACCGGCAGGCAACCCCAGTTATAAATATCTGATTTTATAGGCAAAGATTTTTTTTGCTTGATCAGCTTATCTACATTTTGACGTAGATAGGAATGCAGTTCTGCATTTGACTTAAAGGAAGGTAGTTCTATTCTCATTTCTGAATAGGTTTATTTGATTTAATTTGCCTTAATTTATTCTCAATAGACTTTTTAAGATCAATATTTTCGGTCTGCTTAGCTGCTTTTTCAAGTAGTTTTATATCTTTTTCTTTAATTAATGGCCTTAACATCTGCGGTTGCTTTAGTAAAATTGGTATCTAAATATTCGTTAACCTCTAGTAAAGGTACTCCGTTTTTAATTAAATTTACAAATGTAGCCGCATTTTTAGATTTTGTTTCTGCTCTGTCTTTCTCAAACACCTGCATAAACGGCATATGATCCCAAGACATAACTAATCTTTTACCTGTTTTTAAATATCCGAATCGAGACGAAAGCTCGTTCATTAATTCATCTGCCGCCGGTTGCAACGTATAACCGACATGAGCCCCTCTTGCTTTTTCTTGATTCTCGTAAGTACCGGAAGCATAAGCCTCAAGCACGTCCCGGGGTATATTATAGGCCGTACCGATCAGGAAAAAAGCAGCTAAATATTTTTCATTCAGTTTTAAGGCTCCCATATTTTCAACAAACCTTTTAATGTCAACCATCGTCTTGACGGCCTGAACCGATTTCCTTGGATTGTCTATAATACTTTCAGCATCCTTTTGCTCATCTTTACTCAACGGCATTTGCGTTACATTGTTTGGGTCTGAGGCTCCAGCCACTAAGAACTTACCTGAGTACCTAATGTTTATATTTTCGGAATCGAGCGAAGCCTCTGAATTTGCAATAATCTTATAGAGTGAATCAATTCTGCTGTTAGACTTAAACCAGTTACCGACCCCGTTAGTAAGATCGCTGAATATCATTACTTTTCTTAATGGAATATTGATTGTCTCTCCGTCTGAATACCTGTATGTCAAAACTGTATCAAATAATTCTTTTTCGGCAACCTTTGAAAAAATCAACTTATCGGCTTTCCTTTGAAGACTTAAGGGAAATTCAAGTTTTTGATTTTCAAGCATGTAAATCTTATTGCTTTCTCGTTCTACAATGTTACTATCAAGATAGACGTTTGAGGTTCCCATCATTTTCCAAAACATGAAGTCCCATTTTAGCTGGGCTTCATTTTGGAACGGGTTCGGGTTTGATAGCAAGTCGAGTGCCGGGTCGGCTCCAATATCTTTGCCGTCTTTATAGGCATAGACTTTGCCCATTGCAAATAAATCGCACTGTAAACAAAATACTTTTAATAGTGCTGGATTAGAAAAAACAACTTGAAGCTTACGAATATCATCAGTATAGTTATTAAACATGGGTGTTGCCGACCAAAGATTGAACGGCATAAAGCCATCCCATTTGCGGGAAAACCAATTAGAGACAGAGTTGAACCAGTTCAATAGCTTTTAGTTTTTGTAAATATATAACTTTTTTAAATAGTTTTAATAATTCCTTGTGATCTTAGAAATTCGGCAACGTATCGAACCGGGTCGCCACAGATATGATCATTACCATCTTCCGGTTCTTCCTGCACAACGCCGTAGTTATCTACCTTGCGCGAATAGTTTTCTTGCTCATATCTTATATTATGCGAAGATGCGGTAAAATATACCTTCATTCCTAATAAAAGTGAAATGCCGTCACGCTTTGACCCGTCCCCTTTCGTGGCTGCGATTGAGTAATCGTACCCGGCACGCCTTAAGGCTTTAATTTTTAACGGCCTGTTATTATCACAAACTATGACCGTTTCGGTACTGATATTAAATTTATTAAATAACCAGGTGACTAAACCTTCATCGCTTCCGTCTATTTGGGCACGCTCGGTCAATGTTAGTTTTTCACGCCATTTGTTCTCACTATCGTAATTAAGTTCGTGTAAATAAAGGCCACCATCATAGTATTTTATCTCCAGTATTCCCCACGGGTCTGATGTACCCCAGTCA